AGCGATAGCGCATTGCTCAGCACTGCCAGCTCAATCCACTCATGAAACACGCGGCGGTGGAAGTTCTCAATCATCCACGATTGCAGAATCCGCCAGTGGTCGCGGTCTTCGATCAGGCTCAGCCGGCTACTGCTGTAGTTGGTCTGGCTGAAGTCGCGCGAGATCGTCTCGTAGCTGCAGCCGATGCCGGCAGCCATGGCGCGCAGCATCGCGCGCAAGAATGGCTCGAACTGACCATCGGGACTATCCAAGCTCGGCACCGTGACCGATTCGCCAGGGTTCAGGTATTTGAAGACGCCAGGCTCGAAGTTGCTGACGCGTTCGCCGTCCATCACATCATCACCGATCAGCTCACCTTCAGGACTGGTGATGAATCCCATTAATGCGCTGCTGGCCCGTGCGCGCACCACCTCGGCCTGCTCATATCCCGCCAGATGGTGCAGTCGTTGGATTGCACTGGCGAACCATGTAACGCCTCTCGTCTGGCCGGGGCGCTCGGCGCGGTAGAGGTGAATGATTTCCTCTGCCGGGATGCGCTTGTGCCGCTGTGTGCTGATCTGCTGGTTGCTGAACTGGTAATCGCCGGGGTGGTATGCCAGGAAGTGATACGCGATCGGCCGGCCCCAGCCATCAACCTCCACACCCATGCGAATCTCGTTGCCCTGCTGGCTGCGGCCATTCAGGCCATCGTCCAGCTGGTCCGCCTCGATCACCTCCATTGCCAGCGGCACGGTGCTGCCACCAAAGCTCTGCCGCACAAGCCTGATGAACACCTCGCCGCTCTCGGCGCAGGCGCGGATCGCCAATCTTTCAATGTCGGCAAAGCTCAGCTTGCCGCCGGTGTGGCAATGCCGCGCAGATGTCCATTGGCGCCATGCCGCTTCAATCGCATCGTTGGCCTGAGTGTCAAGCCTGCCAGCACGTTGCATCCGCACCTGCGATTGGAACGGGATACCCTGCCCGATCACGTTGCCTTCAATCGCGCGCAACGCTTGCCGCGCGTAGTCATTGTCCCTGCACAGCTGCCGCGCACGATCACGCAGCTTCTGCGCTGATCCATAAATCTCGCTGTCGGCGCTGGTGTTGCCTGTCACCCAGTCAGCAGTCAGCCTGCTGAAGTGCGCGCCTTGGTACATCCGCCGCCGCGGTGCTGATGGTGCCGCCTGTTGTCTGCGCTTCTTGGCCATCAGCTGAATCTCACGAATAGGTTGTGGGGATTGCCCAGGCCATTGGCCGCCAGCTCGGCAGTCTGCTCACGCTTCACATCAGCTTTGAGCTTGGCCTCCAGCTGCAATAGTTCCGTCAGCGGTAGCTTTTTAAGCCGCCTGGTCCCAATGGCATATTCAGCAACAGCGCCGCCGGCTACCATCGCGCGGATCGCAGCCTGAACCGCATCCAGATCCCTCTGTGCTTGGCTGCGGCCATCAAACGCACCAGGTGTGCCGGCATAGTTCAACGCCGCCAGCACCTCAAGTTGGCCAGCGCCTAGCGTCAGCTTCTCGCTGCCGGCAGTTGCAACCGCCTGCCAATACCACTGCCCTGCATCGAACCCGACGCTAGTGGCCGCGGTAATGGTCAGCTCCCAGCCTTGGCCATAGGCGGTGCCGGTGATGGTTGCGCCTTCGCTTGCAGCATTGGTGCGCAGGTAATACGTCAGTGTCCATGTGCCACTAGTGACGGCATTGCCGAACGCATCAACGCTGGCATCATCCCGCCATTTCACCGTGTCACCGGCTCTGATTATCGCTGGGATGTCCACCGCTACCAGTTGCTAAGGAAGGCCGAACCAGCCTTAGCTGATCTTAGCGACGGCTTCACCCGTGCTTCTGCTGGCTTGTCGAGCTGATCCCATATCGTCTTGCGGTCGTAGCGCGTGTAGAGATGGCACAGCGCGGCATAGGCATACACCAAGCAATCCAGCGCCTCATTCCGCGCTGATGGCTTCTTGACCCATTCGCGCACCGGGAACCCTGAACGGTTGTATCGCATCACCTGCTTCTCAGCGGTCAGCTGCTCGAAGTAATCCACCGTTGCATCCATGTGGAAGTGCAGGTAGCCAGGCCCAGGCTCGCTATGCCTGATCCGACCAAACAGCGTGGTCTTGATCGTGTCGCTGCCGACCGGATGCACCACTGCGCCGCGCTTCATGGTCTGGCCTTTGGCGTTGAGATCCACCCGGCTGCCCTTGCCGATTGGCGGCTTGCCGCGCTGGCTGGCGCCTTTGATTGCAATTACGCCCTGCCTGCCGCGTTCGCGTGCGTACTGGTACACCTCAGCAGTAAAATGGCCTCCGCTGTCGATCGCCACCACATGCGGCCGGATGCCATGACCCTGCGCGTGCGGCCACTCGCGTAGTACCAGCTGATCCAGCTGCTTCCATAGGTCTGCGCGGCTCGGGTCGCCGTGGATCTCTTGGTGATCCAGCAGCCAGCCTTCCTCATCGCGGCCCCATGCCCAGACGCTGATCGCCAGGCGGTTGTCCTGCACGTCAACGCCGACCGTGATGGCCGACGCACCATCTGGCACAGTGCCGGGTTTGTAATGCTCGCAGCGCTCCATCAATCCAGTGGCGCTCACCTTGCTGGCGTAGTCCTCTGCGAACGTCTCAGCCAGTCGCGTATTGACGAAGCTCTTAAGCATCGGCGCATCAGCCTTGCTGCGCATGAACTCGTCAGCCATGTCGGCCCAGCTCAGCCAGCCGAGGGGGCTGTAAAGGCCAGACAACTGGAACCCGGCAGTCTTGCCACCATCGCCAGGTGCCGTGGCACGCCATTCGCCGCCGCGCAGCAAGGCCGGCTTGTGCAACTCTCCGAATCGTTCCTTACACGCCTCGCATTCATACGCCACGCTGCTCGGATCATCCTTCTCCCACTTGAGCTGCGACCACTTCAGCCATTGCATCGTGCCGCAGCTTGGGCATGGCACAAAGTAACGGCGCTGATCACTGCGTTCATATTCCGCCTCGATGCGGCTGAAGTCCTTGATGGTCGGCGTGCTGGTCAGCAGGATCTTGCGCCGCGCGAACGTTGTTGCTCGTTTCTCGGCCAGACTCACCGGATCGCCCTCGCCGCCGACATCCTGCGGGAATGCGTCCACCTCGTCGAGGAAGATGTAGCGGCACGGCGTCGATCGCAACCCAGTGGCCGAGTTGCTGCCGGTCAACAGCAGCATTCCGCCCGGAAACTCCTTGCTGAACATCGTGTTCCCGCTGTCCCTGCTGCGGCTCGGCGCGATCCGCTCTGCCAGCACCGGCGTATCGGTGATCATGCTCTCAAGCCGTTGCTTGCTCAGGCGCTTGGCCATCTCAACCGTTGGTTGCACAGCCAGCAGCGGGCCGGGTGCATGGTGGATGACATAGCCGAGCCAATTACTGCCGGCCTCGGTCTTGCCGGTCTGCGCCGCAAACATCATCACTACACGTTGCACGGTGCTGCCCGTGCTCAGGCAGTCCATCGGCTCGCGTAGGTATGGCGTGCGCCCTGTGCGCCATGGTCCCGGCTCTGCGCTGGCCTTGCTGCTCAGCATTCGGTACTGGTCGGCCCATTCACTAACCGTCAGCTGCGCGTCAGGTCGGAGCCCATCGAGGAATCCGCCGCGGTATGCGTTCATTCGCTCAGCTCCGACAGCGCCGCGCGGTGTTCTTGGCTGAGCAGTTCATGGATCACCACGGGGTCTGTCTCGCCAGCCAGCTGGTGGCTCAAGCGGTCCGCCAGGTTGGCCAGTGCTTCACGGATGCTGCGCCCCAGCGCAAACGCTTCCTTCTTCACCTCATCAGCGCTGATCAGTTCGCGGCGCTGCTGGCTTACCTGCAGCTTGGCCAGCTCGGCCTGGTAATGCTCACGCCTTGCGCGGCTTTCATTCAGATCCGGGATCTCATCATCCGGCAGAGCATCCACCCGGCGCTTTAGATCAGTGGGTGTCGGGTCGGCTGGCGGCGACACCTTGCTGATAGCCGTCATCTTGGTGTTCTTGTTCCACAATTCCAGCGCCAAATCACGGTCTAACCACCGTTTCCCATCTTGATCTACGATCGCAGCTTTGATTCTGCTTTTGCATGCGTGCGTCACAGCACCTTTCGTGCAACCCTTAAGTATTGCAAACTCTGCGAATGTGACCAGCATCAACCGTTTAATGATTAAACCACATTCAGACTAAACTAAACCACCTGCTCAGTAACTATCAATCGATGGCTTCCTATTGCAGTTGAATCATTCTGGATCTTACCGCAAGATAAAAGACGCGCCTCGAATTTACC